GTCCGGTTATTTGGTTTGCCATTAATTTTCTCCTCCAAAAATCTTTTTATCGGTTATAAGTTCTCTGTTTTCTTCCAAAAACCGGATAAATTCCTCACAATGATTAGTGAGAATAGGAATATCACGTTCTGGATTGAAAACGTATGTTTCTGTATAGGTATCTACCACAAAACCGCCTTTATTGAACTCTACAATGTTGTACTCAAATGTCCGTACATCCGAACCGTTCTTCATCAAAGCGTAAGGATAAACCAAATGTTGATGGTGGTCTTTGAACTTCCCTACGGTATAGCTTCCGGTTGTTTTGATGTCGTGGACGCTGGCTGACATCAGTTCGTCAATTACCCCATAAACCAAAACATTGCCGTATGCGGTTGGAAGAATCGCTTCTACTCTTTGTTGGGTTAATGCGCCTTTGTAGTAATTGGCAAATTCTCGGCAAAGAGAAATGGGAAAAACAAATGTGCGGTCATTGTAAACAACCGTATAGCAAGTATTCTCGGCATTTCTCTCTACGTTCATCTTATTAGGTTTCCTATTTTCTATAAGAGCATCCACCAATTCGTTAAACGCTGTCCCTTTATCCGCAGCTTCGCTATCGAAAGGTTTACGATTAATGCGATCAATGAGTTCTTGAAACTGCAACTCGTGAAACTGTTCGGGTGTGTGGGGTGGATTTTCAGACCACCCCCAGTATTTTTCCCAAACCACATCACTATTCAAATACCCCCAAAAGGAGTCAAGAATAGTGGCGTAAAATTTATATTTAAGCTGCTGCATCGTTATACATTTTAGTATTCTTGTCAAAGACCAATCCAAGTTCTTTAGCCTTAGCCGCCAACATCATAGACGCTTTCATTTTTGAACTTCCAACATGGTTGAAATCGTCAATATGTGCGATGAAGTCATTCGCGGATGCTGCATCCCCAACCAATTCTAAACACCCTGTTATATCTGATAAAACCTTATTATATGCTTCTTGTTCTGCCTTTTTAGCTTGTAGCATACCAAGATAAGGGGCAATAATCCGAGTAGCGATGAAATCGTTCTTTGCCGTGGGTTTCCCTTGTACGTCTATAATAGTCGGAACCTCCATAACAGATGGCAGATTACAGGTATTCTTTCCGTCATTTCTATTTGTCGGATCGAATGTGATCGTTCTTCTTACCCGGCCATTCTCATTCCGCATTTCCATATACCCTAACAAATCCAATTCTGTAACGATCGAATTGTAAGACTTTTCCCTTAACGCAGGGACAAAAACCGTATCATCACCCTCTTTTCGTGTATCCCTGTGAGCGACAAAAATGACGTTTTTATTCAAATCCGACAGACAGCGAACAAACCATGAAAATTCTTGATTGATACCGCCCCAATCTCTAATAGAAGGCTGTCGGGTTCCACATTTGTAAGAAATAATGAAATCCATCATCTTACCGATAGTATCAATAACTATTGATTGATAAGCTGACAGATTTTCACTCATTAGCACCTTCATGTCATTCCAAGAAGTGACTTGCACGATGTCCACACTTTGCAGATGGGAATCATTCACTCTTTTAACCCCGTTGTCGAAGTCAAGTAATAACGGCATTGGAGCACTCAATGCAACTGTACTCTTGCCAAAACCAGCTTGGCCGTAAAGCATCATCTTTACATTTGTCGGAATATTCAATTCCGTTGATTTTTTAATTAAACTCATGATCGTAATATTTTAATCGTTAATACTATATCGTTCCTCTTCGTGTACCTTTTAGGATATTCCCATCCTCAATAGCTTTTTCTATTTCCGCTATCCGGTAATAAATTACCCCTTTAGCCTTAATGATAGGATTACCTTCCCTATCCACGGCCTCACGGGTGTCAAACTTGTATTGCTGGAGAAAACCACGTTTTACCAAGGCATTGATAACCGATTTACCGTATGTGTCTTGTGCTTCCTTTTGAGTGAAAAGCACGCGGTTATAGATTTTTTTCCTTTCCTCGGCTACTGTCCTTACCGCAGCTTTCGTAATGGCATCGTAATCTATTACTACAGGAATGCTCATTTTGGGGGAGATCAGTTCCATGGCCTGTTGAAGAAGGGCCATAGCCGGATTTGATTGAGTTGCTTCCATAATTCAAATAATTATATTTCGCCCTCTCGTTCTTACACGAATACGGGCGGTAAGTTCTACATTGGCGTTAGAACGGGTTCGGATTCGTTGCCGTCTCATGTCAAAATGACTATCTAAACAAAGGATTATCAAAAGAACACTAGCAACCGCCGATTTCGTGGCAGGCGAAAAGTCCAGTGTCAACCGGATACCCGATATCCTTTCAGCCAATTTTAGTGCTAGCTCTCTCCCATTCCGAACGCCCAAAATCAAAAATGCCGTCTGGAGCTGGTTATTTATCGTGCTTACCGCA